GGAACTGGTGGCGATCAAGGGACCGGGGACGTTCACCGCTGACCACCAGCCGAAGACCTGGGGCGAGTGGCCGAGGGGAACCGGGAACGTCAAGGTGATCTACGTCGCCGGGTACGCCACCGTTCCGAGCGACCTCGCCGGGGCGTGTCGGATACTCGTCTCGTGGATGCGGGCCAGCCGCGACAACGGGATGCCGGTGAAGTCTGAGAAGCTGGGGTCGTACTCGTACACGCTGCTCGAGGATACGGGGATCCCCGAGCTGGCGACGATCAGGGGCATCTGCAACCGATACCGGAACATGATTCTGATATGAGCCTGTCGGGACTCCTCACGCAGCGAGCGACGATTGAGCGATGGGCACGCACGGTGGATGACTACGGTGAGGTCGCACCGAGCTGGTCCAGCTCATCGACCGACGTGCCGTGCCTCGTCCAGCAACGCAACGGCAAGATCGCCGACACACCGGCAGGCCGGGAGTACGAGTTCAGCGCGGTGGGATTCTTCAAGCCGGGGGCAGACATCAAACCCCAGGCCAGCGACAACGCGGACGGTGACCGGATCGTGGTGAACAGCGCGACCTACGAGGTGCGTGGCGTAGGCGACGAGACGGGCAAGGGCCGGGTGCTGACCGTATACCTGGAGAGAACCTGATGGCGGCGATGCCAGGGGCCAAACTAATTGGCGCGGCTAAGTTTCAGAAAGCTATGTTGACCGCCGGGACCACCCTGAAGGTCGGCGTGCGGAAAGGGCTGGTGAAAATCGCTGTCGCCGTCCAGCAGCGGGCACAGCGACGTGTGCCGGTGGGGACGAAGGGGCAGGGCAGCATCAGGCCCGGCACACTGAAGCAGTCGATCAGGTGGGAGATCGTCGGAACGAGTGCGACGATGATGGAAGCTCGGATAGGGACGAACGAGGACTACGGCATTTTCGTCGAGTACGGCACGGCGCGGATCGCCGGTGGCGATGTGAAGGCGTTGGGCATGGGTGACAACATCAGCGACGCGGACGCAGTACACTCGTGGCCCGCGTTGCTGGCGAGAAGTGGCAGCCAACAGCAGATGCCGTGGCTCAGGCCAGCAGCCTACGAGGTACGCCCCCACGCCAGAGCAATAATGACCGAGGCCATGTACGCAGCGAGGCCGAAGCGTGGCTGATCTGTCAGAAGTCTGGAAGGGGATGCGCGACATCCTGGTGGGTGACGCCACGCTGACCGCGATGCTGGCGTCGGCGTCGTCGGTCTACGAACGTGACCCGCCACTACAGACAGGGTTCCCGATGCTGACGTTGTGGCAGGTGACCGACGGAGCAGACAACCGGGTGAGCGGCTACGGTGAGTTCCGAGCTGACGTGCAGATCGACGTGTGGTCAACCAGCCCCAGGACCAACGAGCAGATCAAGTCGCGTCTCGACGAACTGCTGGAGATCCCGAGAGTGGTGACGACGCAGATCAGCACGACGAATTACAACGTGACGAACTGCACTAGGACCAACGCCCGATTCGTTGGTACAGTAGAGATCGAGGACGACGGAAAACACATCAGGCACCTCGCCACCGAGTGGCGGGTAACGATTCGAAAAACGACATAGCAGGAGATGACTCATGGCGATTGGTGACATTGTAGGTGGCCCGGCTGACGTGGAGCTGGGTGCAGCAGCGTCGGAAGCGACCATCGGAAACACGACCGGGGGAGTCACCGCGACAGTGACTCCACAGAACCGCGAACGGATCGTTGACAAGTACGGCTCGACCGCCATCGCCATCATCCATACGGGTGACGAGGTGCGGGTGACCGTTCCTTGGGCCGAGTGGGCGCAAGCGACGCTGAATGAAATATACGACCCCGGCACCGACGCCGGTACGTCGAAGGGCGTTGGTCGGTCGGCTGGTTACATCTACACGACCCAGTCAATGGACATCACGCCGTTCCTGACAGCCGACGCCGCCAAGACCGCCGAGTTCTACTCGGTGACTCCCATCGGCGAGGTCAGCATGGCTTTCAATAACGACGACGACCGCATCCTCGAAGTCGAATATGCCGCCCTTGCTGATACCGCCAAATCTGACGGCTCGCTTATCGGGCTGCTGAACCTGAGCTAATCGCCGCTTGAGTCGCTGCCCTGCTGACGCTACGCTATTCGGAAACCACAACCGGATAGCGTGGCGTTCTTTATGGGAGGACCGCAGATGGCGAAGGAGAAAGATCGGCCCCAGGTGATCGACGTGGAGCTGACCACGGGCGAGACGATCAAGGTGGGGGTGCTGAACTGGAATGGCTACAAGAAGCTGAAGCCCCTGATCGTGGAACGGCTGGCGATGCGGGCGGGTGAGGTGTTCAGCGACCCGGATGCAACTGCGGGCGGGGCTGCGTCTATGGCTCCCCTGATGGCCGCGCTCGACGAGATCCTGGGCGACCTCACGCCCGACTTCGTGAAGGCGTGCGTGGCTGATGCGTCGTCACTCAAGGGCGTCACCCGTCCGGTGGACTGGTTGCGTCTGCGTCAAGCGGCGGCGGTGGTCAACGACCTGACGGAGATCTTGGAACTGGAGGGAAACGCACTGATGGCGTCGGTGACGACAGTGATGAAGCGGGTGGTGGAACTGAGCGATCAGACCGATGGTGGGTCGGCATAGAACACCAGCTTGCGTATCACTACGGGTGGAGCATCGACGCCATTGACAGTCTTCCCTGGCTGGAGGTCTTCGATCATCTAGAGTTTATCATCGAGTCGAGAGTCGCGGACATCCAATGGATGATCGCCGTCACGACCTATCCACACACGGACAACAAGGGGCGCAAGTCCATCGACGGCACGCTGCAAGAGATGGCAGCGATGAAGGTACGACCGGGCGAGGACAGCGCACTGAGCCTGCGATCCGCATACGATGAGATGCCGGACGAGGCGCGGCTGTTGTCCATCGGCAGCTCATTGGCGAACGAGGGAATGGCGTTCCTCGACCGACGACCTCATCACCGGGAGTGGCTGGACGGGAAAGGCATATCGCCCGACGATGCCCGGTTGCGGTATACTGAGTGGAGAGCCGAGAAGGACGCCGCCAAGGCGCAGCGGGCAGGCGGTGGTGATCCGGTGGGTGGAGATGATTGATGGCGGACACGGTCACGCTCGGCACGGTGGTGATGAACGGGCCGGTCGGCGGCGGCCAGGACGTGCGCCCGCAAGCCCGGTTTGTGTCCGGTCGCACGGTCAACGGGACAACCTACGCCTACCAGAAGAACTCGATGACCCAGAACATCTGGGTGCTGGACTTTCGAGACCTGACCGCCGCCCAGAAGACTGCGCTCCAGACCTACTTCAACGATGTCGCCAAGGGGCCGAGCAACACGTTCAGCTACACACACACCGACGCGACGGTCTACAGTGGGGTCAGGTTCATCGACAACGTGCTGGAGTTCTCGCGGATCGACGGCGGTGCGTTTTTTTCCTGTACTGTCAAGTTGCTGATCGCTGCTGAGGTGAATGGCTGATGCCTGGTGAAATACAAACCCTAGTCACAGTCTTCCGAGCGAACGCCAAGCAGTTTCACATGGCGGTGGCGAGGATGTCGGCGTCGGTCAAACGCCTGTCAGCTACGACCGCGACGGCAGGCAAAGCCATCGCGTCGTCGTTCGCCAAGATCGGAATCGTGGCTGGCGGTGCGACCGTCCTGGCAATCAAGCACTTCGCGGAGTACGAGAAGCGGATGGTGGCGGTGAAAGCCGTCACGGGGGCGACCGGCAAAGAGTACGCGATGCTTCAGCAGAAGGCAAAGGAGATGGGTGCCACCACCATCTTCACCGCCGAGCAGTCCGCCGAGGCGATGCAGGTCATGGCGATGGCCGGGCTGACCACGACCGAGATCATGATGGCGATTGGCCCGGCGATGGAGCTGGCCGCTGCTGGTGAGATCGAAGTGGCAGAAGCCGCTGACATCGCAGCCAAGACGATGCGCGGAATGCAGTTGACTGCCAAGGACTTGACGAAGGTCAACAACGTGCTGATCGGCGCGTTGACGACGGCCAACACGAACTTGACGCAGTTGGGCGAGGCGTTGAAGTACGTCGCCCCGCTGGCGGCGGCGACCGGCACGAGCATCGAGGACACGGTGGCGGCGATTGCCAAGCTGTCTGATGCCGGGTTCCAGGGGTCAATGGCTGGCACCGGGTTGCGTCAGATGATGGCGAAGCTGGCGGGGTCCACCCCGGCAACGACTCAGGCACTCAACGATCTGGGCATCCAGACGACTGACGCGGCTGGCAATATGCTGCCGCTGTTCCACATCATAAGGCGACTACAAGAGGAGGGAGTAACCGCCGGTCAGGTCTTCAATATGTTCGGGTCGAGGGCTGGCCCGCAGGTGCTGGCCCTACTCGGTGTCGGTGCGGATGCGCTGGAGGAATACTCGGCAGAACTGACGGCGGCAGACGAAGCGGGTATAGCCGCGAAGATCACGCAGGAAAAACTGAACTCGGTCTGGGGTCAGTGGAAGCTGATGGTGTCGGCTGTCAGCGGCGTGGTCATCGAAGCCGTCGAGAAGATGCTGGACAGCGTGCGGGGATTGCAGGCCAGCTTCCTGTCGTTCTTCGACGACCAGCAAAAACGGCAGGGATTGATCGAAGGTCTTGCGGCGATGTTTCGCAAGACGGTTGTTGTAACTCAGTCGCTCGTCCACTGGATGGTTCAGGTCGCTCCTGCCATCGGGCAGGTCTTCAGCATGTTCGGGCATGTGGTAGGCGTCTTGGCGGACTTCCTCGCACAGCATCCAGAGGTGCTGGCGGCGTTCGTCGCGTTGAAGGTCGCCAACATGATAGGGCTGGTCCCGGCGATCATGGCGACCGTTCGTGCGTTAGGTGTGCTGATAGTTCAGATGGGCGTCGGCGCGATAGCGGCCATCGGCAAGCTGATCGTGGCCATCGCCGTCGGATTAATGACATCCCTGATGAACCTGGCGGGCGGCTTCACCATTATGGGTGCGGCAGCGGCAGCGGGATGGGCAGCGGCGACTGTAGGCGTCAGCCTGCTTATCACGGCCCTCATCACGGCAGTCGCGTGGGTGGTGAAAAACACCGACAAGATCATGGACTGGGTGAAGTCGATCACCGGCAACCTCATCCCGAACCTCA